ATGGGTGAGAAAAAGGAAGAGATAAAAGACGTTCGCGGCACATTTGGCCTCCGGGCGTTCGCGTTCTGGCTTGGCTCGCTCTTTATTTTCGTGGCTGTCCCGGCACTGCGCTTCTTCCTGCAGAGCGCTCTGGTGCCGTGGTGGGCCGCTGGCATGTGGGTATGGGCGGCGTCCATGTCCCTTGTCGGTGTTCTGGTTGGAATAATCCTGATCGGAATGTCGTTCTTCGCGTGGCATGGCGGTGACGATGACTGACCGCGCTCCCCTCCCCGTAGAGACGAGAGTTGAGTTCAGGGCAGCAGTTAAGAGGGCTGTTCGGGAACGTTCGGGCGGGGTGTGCGAGAGCCACCTGATCCCGCGTCACATGTACGGCCTGCCAGAGCAGTGCGCCAATGCCGGGGCCGATTTCGATCATATCACACCATGCGCGGCAGGGGGAGATAATACCGAAGGGAACTGCGCGTTTCTCTGCAAGCCCTGTCACAAATTCAAGACCCTGGTGGACAACGCAATGGCGAAGAAAGCCAACCGCCGACAGGGCAAGACAGGCCAGCAGGCCCGGCGCAAGCGGAACGGGTCGCAGATCCAGTCAGGCGGCTTCCGAAAGCCCCCGAAGGGATACGTCTCACCGCTGAACAGAAATCACCCAAGCTACAGGAAAGGATGGAAGTAATGGAGCCGATCACAATCACTCTGGGATGGTGGATCATCCCGACGCTTATCACAATTGTTGCGGTAGGTCTGGCCTTTTGGCCACGAGAAAGCGGTGGCGGGTATCCTGATTTTGGGGCTGCCTTCCTGATGCTCCTTGCCATTATCGCCGCCTTGGTGGCGTGGGTGATCTATCTCGCGCTCACCTAACCCGCTCTAACTGGCCCCCGAAGGGAAGCCGGAAGATTCAATCAAGACCTATGAGGAGAGAGAAATGAAATCGTCACAGTTATCAGCCGTTCTAGCGATGTCAGCTATAGGCTTCGGAGGCATGCCTTTGCGCAGAATAGATGGCGACGAGTGGGAGAGCGATTGCGTTGATCCGGAGACCGAGCGCTATGTCGCCGTCGATGTTGGCCTGACGCCCGCCACATCGGTAACAGCCGAGGATCAACAGAGGATGCGCGCGGCTCAGGAGAAGCGCAACCGTAAAAACGCCAAGCGCCTGAGGGACCTCTCCCGCACTATACGGGGGGAGTGAAGCTGCGGCCCCCGGAACCCTGTTCCACACCGCTTCGGGTGCTGGTGTCGCGGACACCTCGGGTCAATTCCGGCGCTTGCCGCAGCCCGCCCAACCTACCACAATCCCCCGCAGATTCAAGGAATTATCTCGCAACAGTAGACGGAATATGATAGGATAGAGAGAGGAGAAAATGATGGGCGAAGTTGTAAGAATCCACCAAAAGAAGACCGAGCTTCGAGCGCTTGTTTGCCCGTACACCGATGGCAGTGGTGCGGAAATCGAGATCGAAGCAACCGTGTATGAGGATGGCGAAGTGGCCTTCGAAATGGAGTCGATTGGCAAGCATGACCGCCGGGTGCTGCACGAGCTGGTCACAACACTGACGGCGCTGATATTCAAGATTGATGAGATCGCCCCCACCAAGGAGCCCACCCAATGACAGGACTGGAAGAGAGAGTGGCGGATCAGTTGAATGAGAAGGCACTGGATGCCGCCGCAGATGTCGCGTACACGCATCACGAGCTTTGGGCGCGCACGAGCGGCAGCCCGACAGACCTAGCCATTCGGTCAATCATCTCCGCCTACCTATCCGCCCTTGAATCCCAAGGGCTGAAGATCGTGCCGGTGGAGCCGACTGAAGACATGTTACATGCAATGGGTCAGGCGGCAAACTTTCACATGCCAGCCGACGCCAATCGTGCAATCGTCTACGCCGCAATGCTCAATGCTGTACAGGAGGGGTGAATGGACCAAGACCTCGAAAAGCTCGTGGTAACATGGGTAAGGCAAAGCGGCAAAATCGAGATGCGCACGGAATGGCTTCGCTCCTACCGCCTTAGACGGCAGATAGAGAAAGCTGTTCGGGAAACGCTCGGCTCACCCCCTAAAGCAGACCAACAACCCTTACAGGTGAAACATGACTGACTGGCTGATACTTCCGATCTGTGGCGGGCTGTGGCTCGTGGCGCTGTTCTTTCTGTCGCTCACGCCGAAGCCGACGCGCTTGACGCCCCGCGAGTATGTCGAGGACCTCAAGCGCTCGCTGCGGGGTTAGGCTGCCACATAGAAACCCTCGACCGAATACCGATAGCCATTCACCAGCGGACCCGTTCCATCGTATAGCTGGATAAAGGCTGAAGATGCCGATGCGTTGATCGTGCCGACAAGCTGAGAGCCAGTCGAGGCCATTTCTCGCCCAAAGAATGTGGATTCAACACTTCCATTTGTAAACGGTAGTGAGAAATAAAACGGGTCGGCGGCCGAAAGCTTGTCATTCAGTGTCGCGTTAAGCCGGAAGTGCACCAGATTCCCGATGCGCCGATATTCAGCCATGTTCGCTGTTGCCGTCAGGGCGCCCGCCGCATTGCCCGTGAAGGTCGGCGTCCATGTGCGCCAGCCATTCAGCTGACCTTCCGTCCATCCGTTCGCATTGTTGTCGGACATCTGCATGTTGGCAGCCGAGGCGGTTGAGGTCAGCACAGTGCCCGTGCTGGTCCCTTTTGCGCTCAGCATCTGCACGCCAGTCACATAGCCCGTTGCGCCCCCCAGGCTCAGGAACTCGTTGGAATATGTGACGCTGTTCGGGGCGCGTGTGATTTTCAGGCTATCAATACAGATGATCGGCGTCCCGGAGGTGACCTCGATCAGGTGCACATCTGCGGCGGTTTCGGCGTCCATGACGCAATCAAGCACAACCTCCGCGTCCCCGCTGATCTGCATGAGGCTGTTCGTGTTGACGACAGTTTGCGTCATATCCATGCTGAGCCGGACCATGCCGCCCGAAATGACGGCCCACACGCCGTCCGTCTGGCCAAGCGTGGCATAGCCGGAGATCGTGTGCCGGCCGCCTTCGACATACAGGCCGCCATAGTCGTCAAGGTCAATATCCGTGATCTGGCCCACGGTTGCGTTCGACTTGATCCGCAGGGCCTTCGGGTGCTGGAAGATGATGCCGCCCTTCCATTTCAGGTCATCAATCCGCCCAATCGTGACATCGTAATACGTGCCATCGGCGCGGTGTGCGATCTGGTTGGCGGTCATGTCATACACGCCGGAATCAATGTTTCGGAACCAGCCCGTATGCTGCCACCCGTCAATATCGATTGCGCCATTGAAGGCCGAGACCTCGACATTGCCGATATGTGTTCCGCCGCAATTCGTGGAGGAGGTGATACCCTTCACGGCGCGCTTGATCTTGACGTTCTCGATGCGGGAGCGGGCTGCGGTGATGACAATCGTGTCAGGGTAGGCCGTCAGGTCGCCGCGCGTGGCGGTATCGGCCTGTACGTGAAGGATCTGAAGGTCCTCGATCCAGCCGCCCGGTTCAGCGCCGCCTGTGTCGAGAATGGCCGTTGCTGACAGGTTGAAGTCACCATTGGCCCAGAGGATCGTAGCGCCATCCGTCACACCGGACAGGCGGTGGAACTGGTCAACCCGCACCTTGTCCTCAAGGAGGATGTTGCCTTCCGGCAGGCGGACCCAATAGCACGCATCGAGCGCAGCCTGAAGGGCAGCGGCATTGTCCGTGCCGGTGTCTGTGCCGGAGTCGTAATCCGCCAAGACCCCGAACCAGCGCGCATCTGCGCCGACAGTCTTGCTGTAATGACGCAGCCAGCGTCCCGTCCCCGCATCGGGCGCAAGGATTGTACCGCCATTTGCCGTGGCACTTGAGCCGCTGTCAAACCACCAATAGCCTTCAGCGCCATCCCCATCCGTGGCACGGGATTTCACGTAGACCACCATGTTGTCGAACCGGTCAGCGGCGGCAATGGCCGTCAGGGCTGCATAGGTGTCGCGGTGCAGGACGCGCGCGCGGAACGTGTCCGTGCCGGTGGCTTCGGCCACTTCGCCATCGTCAAAGTCCAGCGCGGCAAACGCCGTGAGCGAGGCATCCACAGGCTGGGCGCCAGCAATGTTGGAGGCAACCGTGCGCTCCTGATAGGTGATCGAATCATCCGCCGACTTGATCACGATATCATAGGGCAACTCGCTGGACAGGTAGGTGTTGAACCAGCCTGCGCTGTCCGCGATAACAGGATTTGAGGCCGGAACCGTCAGCCCGTCATCGGAGTAGGTCGTGCGCGGGGTCGTGGTCCCCGGCTGATAGAAATACACCTTGGCGCCTGAAACAGGGACACCATTGGCATTTTCTACCTGCCAGCCGTAAGGGATCGCGGTGGCCATGTGGTCACTCCATTGCTGTTAGTGGTTATTGAGGGTCAGGGGCAGTATTCACGCCGCTGTTCGTTTCGAGCGCGAACCTGTTCATCCTGAATGAAGATAGGGATCAGGCTTGGGTCTACGCAGTCCCCGCAGTCGAAGTAGAGTTCGTCAATGGGGCCGTCAGAGCAGATGATCATGCCTGCCCACGCATAGCTGTAGAGGCTCATCAATGTGTCGGGAACTTTGGATAAATGAAAGCCCGCCCACATGGCTACCACCAGGTAGAGCAAGCTTGCCGGCCGATCCAGAATCCGGTCGAACAGCGTCTCTCTCGGATAGCGCGGCTTGGGCCGTTTTGCCTTGATCCGCTTGACGCGCTTTGCGTAGCGGAAATTAGGCTGCTCGTAGGGGATCAGGGTTGTCACGGGACTCCCAGTTTGGTAGATTTAACAAGGATTTGGAGGGACGGAATGGGCAAGGTTTACGACGAAATCATGCGAGAACTTTACAGCATCCGGCGTGAGGTAAAGCGAAATACGGCCCACCTTTCCAAGGAACCGAAGCTCTCAGTCTGGTACGGGTACGAAGCCGAAATGGCGATCAAGCAAGACCCAGAGTTTTTCCGAGCCTTTGCGGATTGCTTCGTGAGTTCAGACGGGCACAAAGATCCAAGGCTGACGATGATGGGCTTCACATGGAAGCGAGACCCCGGACTTCCATACAAGGCTCTCACGGTTCACGTTGACGGAAAGCCATACACGACGCTCTCCATCGAACCCTAACCACACACCTCCGCCCATGCAGCCACATCCCCTGCCATCTTCATCCGCGCTTCCAGTGGCGATCCATCGAATGCAACCCGGCTGATTTCTCCGGGACGGGTCGCTTCACACAGGGCCTTGGCTTTAAGCCGAACCGCCTGTTCCATTGCCTCAGTCGTCAGAGAAGAGGATGGCGGAGAGGTCGTCGCGCAGGCTGGTACTGTCAACGCTATCAGGGACATTGCTGCGAGCCTCGCGGGCGCTTTCAATCGTGTCTTCATTGTCTTGCTCCATTTTCTTGAGGGTCTTGTTTGCGGCCTTGCGGGTGGCCTTCTCTGCGCGCTCCTTGGCCCGGCGAGCGCCACGCGCTTCGTCCGCCTCTTCCTTCCAGCGAAGGAGGAGATACCCCACCCCGCACAACAGGATGATCTGAGCCACCTTGTTGTTCGAGACGAAGTTGAAGAGGGAGAAGAACGCGCCTTGGATCATCCGAGCAGCGTGTCCGCATCATCGCGGCCTTTCTGCTCCTGCCATTTGCCATAGAAGTAGTAGATCACGGCAAACACGGTCAGGCCGCCAAACACGATACCAATCGTGCTGTAGGAGTAGGCGTTGACGAACTTCATGACTGGCTCCACGGCCCCGACCTGCTCAGCAATCATGCCGCTGACAGCAACGGTGCTGACGGTCTTGGCCACCTCCTGCTTGGCAAATCCCTTGCCGCGCTGTGAGTCCTTGACCTTCTTCACCTTCACTTCGGCCTTGGCCTCGTCATCCAGGTACTCGATGTGATCCACCGGGATCGGACTCTTGGCAGTCTTGACGGCAACCTTCGCTTTGGCTTCACGCACGACAACTGCGCCAATCTCGCGGGCTTCGTCTTCGAGGTCTTCCAGCTGGCCCATATTGAGGTCTTCGGTGGTGACGGGCGTGTCTTCCCAGCCTAGCGTTTCCATCACGCGCACCGGGTCGTCATTCCAGCCCAGATTGTCGCCCACGCGCCAATCCAGCTTGAAGAACATCAGGATTTCCATGATCCGACGCTGCCAGAGGCCAAGCACGGGCTGGCCATCATCAATGTAAGTGCCAGTCACCCATTCAACCGCAATGTCCCGGCCGGGCTCACCGCGATTGATACGACCCCAAAGCCGCCAGCTGGAAACCTCGTCAGCCCCGAAATTGTAGATCACAGAGCCGATGGCATCATATGCCTGCGGCCAGAGCGGGACGTGGATCAGGTTTTCGATAACGGGCTCGACCTCAAGCCGCACATAGCGGGTCATGCGGTCGGCATTTTCCTGCCGTGTGATCGTGTCGCCAAGCCGCACAGGTGTGCCGTCAGGGCGCTTGGTCAGGCCGGACCCGTAGGTGATCCTGCCTTTGACCAGATGCTCGTCACCCGGATTGAGATCGAGGTGTGGTTGCTGGTCGTCGTAAGCTTTCTCCCGATAGCCTTCGTTATACAGCAGGAAGCTGATCAGTGCCGGTGTTGTTTTCATCGGGTGGTCCCCCTATACTATGGACATGAAAATTTGCGGTGTTGACGGGTGCAATGGGAAGCACGAAGCAAAGGGATTTTGCGATCCCCACTATCGAAGATTTGCCAAATATGGAGATCCGCAGGCTGGTGATACCGCTCGCGGGGCGTGCTTGCGTGGATTTGAAGAAGTCCTAAAATTGAGCACTGACGATTGTGTTAAATGGCAGTTCGGGTTTTCAGATACAGGCTACCCAATAGTTTCTTTCAACAGGAAGAGTATGGGTGCGCACAGGGCTGTTTGTGAGCGCGTTCACGGTCTCGCCCCTAGTCCGCGACATCAGGCATCCCACAGTTGTGGAAACCGGTGGTGCGTAAATCCCCGTCATATCCGTTGGCTTACGCCCATTGCAAACGGTTACGAGAGATACCTTCACCAAAAAAACCCAAAGTCCTCCGCTACTTCCAGACTATCAATCTCGGAGGTCAGGGCGATTAAACGCCAACTTGCCGAGAACCACAAAATCAAACCGCTTGCTCGGAAATTCGGCGTGTCTCCCAAGGCCATCAGAAAAATCCGAGACGGTGTTACGTGGTCGTGGGTGCAACTGGATTAGCGTCGTCATTGTCGTCCCCTTTCGATTTGTCGTGGCCATTGGTCATCTGCTCGTCGGGGGCGTACTCCCCTTCCCGCATGATGAAGTCGAAATCTTCCTGTGAGAGCAGGCCGCGCTTCTTGCGCAGGTGCAGGTGGCCTCTCAGCTCGTGTACGCTGGCAAGGCCGGGGAAATACGAGTTCCACATGCCTTCTGCGGTCGGGGCTTTCAGGCGGGTGTTCAGCGCCTTGCGGATGCGCTCTTCCCAATAGCCTTCGTCCTTGACCATCGGGACAACAGAATGATCGGGATCAACCGCTTTCTTGCGGGTCTCGTGACCCTTGATTGCGGCAGCCGAGCGCCGGGCCAGTTCCGCATCCCGCAAATGCATCGAGTAAATCCGCTCTGGCAGGAAGATCACGAGGCTTTCAGCGAGCAGCACCCACATGATGATGAACACGATAGCCGCGATGTAGATCTGATTGTCCGTCGGGTTCCAGGTGCGGTTCGAGAGCTGGGCAAGGCCGACAAAGAGCGGGTGCCAAGGCTGGGCAGCGGCTTCCGTCTCAATCGTCTCAGTGCGCGCCTGAGAGCCGTTCACGACCAGCTGCATGATCTGGTCATCAATCGCGCGCTTGTCCGCTGCTGCCTGATCCTGAAGCTCTGTGCGGCGGTCCCGCATCTGGGCCGTCAGTTCCTCATTCAGCTTGCCGTCATTGTCGAGATTGTAGATTTCGGCATTCAGGGGAATGAGCGCGGTTTCGAGGTCGCCGTCGATCTGGTCCTTGCGGTCTTCGAGGAAGGTCCGCTGGTCCGCAATGGACTGCTCTGCCACGCCTGAGACGTCGCGCATGGCGGTCGCTTGGTCACGGCGCTCTGACAGGGCCTCAAACCCGAACCCGAACGCATGCAGGCACACGATCACCGAGGCGAACGCGCCGAGCATTCCGAACGTCCAGCCGCCCTTGATGCCCTTGTGGGCGCATCGGGCAGAGGCCATCAGGAAGGATGCAGCGAACAGGCGGTAAGCCCAGCCCATAGCCTGAAACGAAAGCGGCTCGACCGAATCCGGCGCCAGCGAGCGGCTGAAGATGCCATCAATGTACAGCAGCACAAAGAAGGCGATCAGGACAACCGCCCACAGGATCAGGTACAGCCAGGCCGTGGCGAACCATGATGCGAACTTCTGCGTCATCCATGTGACGCCATCCTTGACCCCATACGCATACCATTCGGGATCGCGCCACCCGAGCGGGCGGTATTCCACATTATCTGTCAATGTTCAGCCCCTTGCCGATTATTTGTTGAGCGCCCGGTCCAGTGTGCGCGCGGCCCCTGCGGCGTCCTTCAGGCGGCTCACTTCATTGTTTGCTTCGACCCACTGCCATGCCGTGAAAACAGCCGTCAGAATGGCGGTCAGGAGCAACACCCGGTTGCGCCAGCGAACCACCGCCTCATTGCGCGCATTCCGGCGGCGTTCCTCCAATGCGTGCATGTGGTCCTGAATAATCTGGACCATCTGGCCGTCGACGAAATCCTTGAAGGCCGCCTTTACCGAATCCTGCACGACCGTCTTCATCTCGACGCCGAGCTTGTCCATTTCAGACATGAGGGCCTGCCTTTCTGATCCGAGCTTTTCCGTTACCCTGTCCATGACGTGGGCCTCATGCTTGTCTCGGCCCTTCTCGACATGCGCGTAGATTTCGCCACGCAAATTGGAGAGGTCGGACTTCTCGATTGATCCAAGCTCAAGCTTGTTCAGCCTGAGTTCCATGCCGCTGGATTTTTCTGCCTGTGCGTCGACTTTGCCCTCAAGCCGGTTGCGGGTGATTTCATCCACGATTAGCCCCTCCCCAGGTTCAGGATAGAGTTTCCGCCATGCGCGCCCGGTTCCAGTTCACCCCGGTCTGGTAGCGCTCGGCCTTGCGCTCCCAATAGACAGAACTACCGCCATTGAATGTGCCGCCATGTTCAAGCGCGATGTAATGGCATTGCTTGGCTTCGTTCAGCTTGCGCAGAAGCACCTCATTGACCTTCTCCGGCGTGTCGCTCTGGTACAGGCCCGCTTCGAGCAGGGTTTCGGTGACGCCTTCAGGGGCGGGCTTTGGCTCAGGTTCGGGCTCTGGCTCGGCTGGGCGCTCCTGCATCTCGGCGTGGGTCTTTTCCAGCTTTTCGAGGCCGCGCATCAGGGCATCTTCCGCGTCCCGTGCTGCCTCCCGTTTGCGAAGCTCTGTGAGTTCGGCTTCTGTCTCCGGATTGTCCCGGTAGACAACGCGCTCGGTTTCAGCGCCCTCCCCGCCCCGGACTTTCGTCTTCAGGTATTGCGCCTTCAGGTCACGTGCCAGGGAAATGCCGTTCTCACGGCTGCCGCCCAGCTTGCCGAGGGTGATTTGCCACAACGGGCCAACGGGTTTGGCCCGGTACGGGAGCCCCGTCAGGATGGATTCAATCTGCTCTTTCATGTGTGCTCCTATTGTCCGGAAAGGGCGTTTCGGCCTTTGGGGGGCTGAGGCGGGGAAAGGCTTTCTGCGGACCGGCGGCCCACAACAGGCGTCTTCGGCCCGCCCAGCTGCAAGGTTTCAGGCAGCAGGCCCGCCGTCTCCAGCAAGCGCAATTGTGCCGGGCTTGCCTGCGCCGGATTGGCAATCGCGGAATAGAACCCGACCATCACCTCATCAGGCGTCTTGTCAGGTGCGTAGACGAGGATTTGCTTGCCCTGGTACTCAAGCGGGACATAGCCGGTCTGCTGGTGGATTTGCGCAGGCTTGGCATTGCCGTCGAGGTACATCTTCTGCGCTTGCTCGAACGCCTGCTTGCGGACCAGTTGCGGATCACCGACCGCGCGCGCCGCACCCATGCCGGAGGATTGGTCGAGCCCTTCCTGAATGGTGTTGCCGATGCGGGAAGGCCCTGCCTTGTTGGGGGTGCCCTTGGGAACGTCCTTGCGGATTTTGGGAAGCTTGCCCCCAATGCCTGCGCTCAGAACAGGGCTTGCGGCATTGTCCGGGTCAAAGGCTGCGTTGACTGAGCGGATGTTGGAGGGGTCGAAGATGACGACCTCCGCAGGAATAGCATCACCCTCATTTTCAAAGCGGTAAATTGCGTCGAACCCCTCAGATTTCAACTTGTCCACATACTCTTGAGTAAATGTGTGATGGGTTGTCTCGAATGGATTTTCTGCTTTGATATAGGTGGGAAGAACAGATCCTTTCGTCTCATCTGCCATCGCGGCCTTGTTGAAAGTCGCGTAACCGGAAGCCCGGTCGGGGTTTGGCGTGAGGTATACGCCCCTACCAAACCACCCGTGATCCGTCTTAGAGCCGGTTCTGCTTGGGTCAAAAGCCGAAAAGTCCGCCTCCGTCCCATGATACAGCACCGTATCCGTATCGAACCCCATCTCCTGTGCGCGCTGCATTCTGCCCGATTGGGACATGTCCAGCCCCTTCGCCCGGGCAGCTTCCCATGCAGGCGAGCCCGGAAGCTCCATCTTGGCGGCTTCCTTGGCGGTCTTGGGAGCGCCTGCGGAGACCCCCGCACGTGACGGCAGCACCCGGTCAAGCCGCCCACCCGCTGCACCCACACCTGCCCCGATGGCGATGTTACGGGCGCGGTCCTCCATATTGTCTGCCGGAGCCATGCCGCCCACGGCGCCGCCGACAGCAGCAGTTCCTGCATCCGAGCGCAGGGCTGCCACACCGGAGGACTTCACCGGAGCAAGGGCATTGACGCCTTGCTGTGCGGGGGCTTGCTGGACCTGTCCGGCAGTGGCGAGCGCATTGGCGGGCGCTCCACCCCCTCCGGCGGTTGGCATCTGCACGCCAAGCCGCTTCAGGCCCTCTTCCGGGTTGGACAGGAGCAGGTCGCCCATCGCGTCGATTTCACGCTGGTTGAAGCCGCGCCGGCGCATGAACCGGATGGCATTGGTGATAAGGCTCACCTTGTCGCCACGGGCAGCCGCTGCGCCCATCATGATTGCGTCATCCATCACGGCAGACGGGCCGCTTTCGGCCACCGTGCCCGTGACGGAGTTCATGCGAGGCGCCCAGCGGGAACCGGTATCACGCAGCTTGGCCTCGGCCTCCATCTTCTGGAGGAATTGACCCCCTGCATCATCGCCGAGCGCGGCCGTCAGCTTCTCCTGGTTGGCCGGGACACGGGCAAGCCTGTTTGGCGTGGTGTTGTTGTCGATTTTTGCAGAAAGCGCGTCCACGGCCCCTAATTTCAAGGCCCTCGCTTCCTGAGGGGAAGACGCCGCCGTTTGCGCCACATCTGCCCCGCGAATATTCGAGTTCAGGATGCGACCACCCTGAGACTGGGCCGTCCGCAGCCTCGGCCCCATTCCGGCATCTCTAGCTGCCTTGTATTGACTGCCGGTAAGCGCGTCCAGCTCATCAACCAGCGCCTCCCGTATTTGCGAATACCGATTCAGGTCTGTGTGATTTTCATTCTTCTGCGCCGCCCGAATCTTGTCATCCAGCTTACGCTTGACGAGGTCATAGACATCCATACGCGAGACGCTCTTGGGATCGCGCCCCTGTGCAATCGCAAGGTCACGCGCCTCCTGTACTGCTGCGCCGGACAGGGGCTTCAAACCACTGTCAGGGGGCGGGGCAAGCAAGGATTGCGCCCACGCCTCAAGTTGTGGACTCATATCATCGGGCAGGTCCGTAGAGGCGCCCGGCGACAGGTCTTTCGGTTTTTTCGCGGACACAAGGGGCTTGATGGCAGAAGTCTTGCTCAGGTCATCCAGACGGTCGCTGTTTATGTCTGCAAAGTCCCGGCTCAATTGATTATAAAGAGGCCGCGCAACCTTCTGCTGATCTTCCACAAGTTGGCTGAACTGTTCAGATGCCTGCCCACGCCTTACGCCGGTGGCGTGCTCAAGATCATCCTGAGCTCGGTCCACAAAGCCGCCATAGCGCTCTTCGATGATGGCCTGTGCCTTCTGCGGGGTCGAGCCGGGGCGGCGGGTCAGCGAGGTCAGGGCGTTCACAGCATCCTGCCCGATCACTTCCGCGAGCACAGCGGGCTTGCCTTCATATTCCCGCACGGCATCGAGTATCTGCTGCGGCGTCATCTGCGAGCGCTCCATGGACCGCTTCACAGCCGCAAGGGCGGTCTGCTCGGCAGCGGAAGCTCTTGCCCCGCCTTCCTTGCCGAACAGGCCGAGAAGGCCGTCATAGATGCTCGCGCCGGTATTCTTGATGGATCGGGCTGGAACACGCGCGCCAGCAACACCGATGGGAAGCGCGCCGCCGAGCGCTGCACCAAAGGCCGCTCCCGTCTTCGCAGCGTCCGTCCGGTCTTCCAGATCACCCTCAGCAGCATTGAAGCCGTAGGCGCCACCCTGCGCGCCGCCGAGCGCTGCCATGCGCGGAACCTGCTTGACCAGAGGCGCGCCGCCCTTCATGGCCCCGCCCGGATAGGCCACACCGCCTGCGATCTCCGACGCCATTGACGTGACAGGGTATTCCTCACGCGCCTGGTTGATCTGCCCGCGCTTGGCATCACGGGCCTCGGTATAGGCTTTCGGCATGTTCGCGCCTGCCGCTTCAGCGCCGATGGCTCCAACGCCCATGCCGATATTGGCGAATGTGCCCATAGGGGTCGCATTGATCGCCTTGTCCGCCCATTTCGGCAGGCCCATTGTGCGCCGCGCGCCTTCGCTTTCGTCAGAGGTGCCCCATTCCAGACCTTCGCGCGCCATCAGGGGGATGACGTCCTTGCGGGTCATGGATGGGCGAGCTTGCCCCCCGGCAGGAACTGGCGCCCATGATCCGCCGTCATAGATCAGGATTTCGCCTTGGGCATTTTTGGCGGACTGCACCTTGGACCATCCAGACCCGTCATTGCGCATGACTTGGCCTGTATCGCGATTTACGGCATACTTGGCATCAGCCCCAGCCCCGCCCTGATTGGATCGCGACTGCGCAGCGGCAACGGCCTCATCCACAGATGAAAACCGGGGGAAAGCAGAGCCGCCGCCGCCCTCATAGGAGCGCATGGCATTCAGGATGCCCTCTTCGTCATCCTCCGAAAACTGGACATTGTTTCCATCCGCCCCTTTCCATAGAGAGGGAACGTTCACCCATTGGCCATCGGGCGTTTGCCACGTTGTGGTGACTTCCGTCGAATACGATCCGTCGCCATTGTCCCGCCGCTCATTCGGATTGAATGGACGGAGGCCGACTTGACGATTTCCTTGGTGTTCTTCACGATACTGGGGTTCAGCCATAAAGGGTATCCATGGGGAAAGTTGATAACATCAGGGGCCGCCGGAAGACGGACCGTCTGGAAGACCCGCACGCATGGGCCGAGCGGGTCGAGAACGAGATTTCAGCACGGTCCATTGTCGGCATCGTCGCGCTTCTGATCGCCCTGTTTGCGGGCCTCAATGGGTGGATGCTCTGGCAACAGCGCGATCTCATGATGGGCCGCATCGAACAGCTGGAGCGCGTCTCCGATCTCCCGCCGCCCGGCTTCACGGTCGTTGAGTGATTATTCGACAATCTCGAAGCCTTCAGGGGGAGCCTCGATAGGCGAGTTCTGCCCACCCGATACCTGATCGAGATCACTCAACAGTTCATCAACAGAGGCAAGCGTGCCATTCCAGCCAGCCGACGTGCGGTGCTCAGCCATGTATTCATTGAGCGACTGTATCTGCTGTGCCCGGCCTTCGAGCAATTGGGCCAGCCTGCGAACACGCTTGGCATTCATTGAGGCAGGAAGCTTGCGGTTATAGGCCCGCTGGATCAGGCGCTCGCCTTCTTTCTCGGTGAACTGCGCGCCTAGAACGATGCGAAGGTTGCGTTGGACGACTTCCTCGACCTGCTCTTGCGCATCGACTGCCTCGGGATTGAAGCCCTCAAGCGCCCATTTCGGTGTGATGCCGATGAGGTAGCCTGTAAGGTTCTCACCTTCTGGGCTGTCCAGAACATCGGCAATATTGGTGATCTGCTGCTGGTTCTTCTGCCAGTCAGACTGACCGCCCGTGTTCCAGTCGACCAAAACGTCTGCATAGTGCTCGTCCATCTTCTGCTCAATGGGCGAAAGCGTCCTGTTGCTTGGCATGTTGTTGTTGATCTGGGTGGTTGGACGCCCAGCCTGCTTGAGCTGTCTTTGGCCTTCAAGATAGCCGGGAATCCATTCAACGCCATTCTCGCCCATGCGCATCCCGGTTGGCAGGCTGGCGGCCTTCTCTGCTGCCGGATTATTGGCAACCATCTCATTGCCTTCATAGCGCTGGGCACCCGGTGCAAGCGTGTAAGCCTCAGGGGCCTCCGGCATCTGCCCCAGCTCGGCCTTCGCCTTCTGCACAATAAACTGCCGGAACTCTTCCGGGTCGCGGCCTGATTGGCGTAGCATGGCCCCAGCTTGCGTATACTCATCTGCCGGGATGCCGGTGATGCGCTCGAACTCGGTTGGCTCCGACATGGCAAATTCGGTGATCTGATCAAGCGGCGCTTGGCTGAACAGGGAAAGCTTGCCCTCGGCCTGCTGCTGACGCATGGCCGTCTCTTGCTCGGAGCCTGCGGCCTGCTGGCCTTGCGCGTACTGGCGCAGCTGCATCCCCTGGTCGAGATTGCCGGACTGGAACGCGGTCTGTGCGGCGTCCTCGTAATTGCCCATTGCAAGCGCATTGCCCATTGTTTCGGTCGCCTTGCGTTGGCGGCCTTGCTCATAGGCTTCGGGGGCACCGTATTTGAACACAGCGCCGAGGGCGTTCATGATGCCGCCGCGGTTCTTTGGCGGTTCAGGGGTCATGGACCTGCCGGATGGGGTATTCCCATTCAGCCAGTCATGTTCGCCGGGCAAGAGTGCATTCATTCCCTGCATCAGAATCCTCCAAACCATGAAGCGAGCGCGTTGACGCCGCTATTGGCCAAGCCTGCATTATTGTTGCCCTGCGTCTGGTACGAGCTGGCCCGCGCATCGCCGATATTGAGTTGGTTGTTCGCCATGTTCGTGCCTGTCGTCAGGGCGTTGGAACCTGCCTGCGATGACAATTGCGCGCCAGTGCCACTGATGCCGGACAGGGCGCCGTAATAGTCCCCGAACGCGGTATAGCGATTGCCTGCAAGCCGATCCTGCATGGCCCCTTGCGCCGAGCCGGAGACCGAAGACCCTGCCGCGCCATATGCATCCCGGATCGTGCCGAGGTCCTGCTGCGTCACATCCGTCATGGCGCGGTTGAACCCGCTATCGAGGAAGGTGTTATAAGCCTCGTCCGTACTGGTTCCCATGCCGACTGGCTGGGCGGTGCCAACCTGCCCTGTGGTCTGGCCTGCCGTACCGCCGACCGTGGGTAGGGTCCGGCCTTCATTCTGGCCCATCGTCGAGTAATGGAAATTGCCATATTCGCCTGCATCAATGACGCCATTGCCGTCCGCGTCGAACCCCTTGTTCTTGATGTAGGTCATGTCCTCCGGTCTCAGGCCGTTGAAAGCCGAGTTCAGGCCCTGGTTCCCGGTCACATAGCCTGCATAGTCCGCAGAGCCCGCCGTAGGCTGCCCGGTTGCCGTGGCGATGGCATCCTGTGGCACCATGTTCGGATTGCCGAGCAGGCTGCCTTGCATGGCGAGCGCATTGTATCCGGCCTCACGGTTCGGGGCCGTCAAATCGTTGCCCATCTGGAACATCTGCATCAGGGTCTCGTTCGAGGCCTTGGCCGCCCCGACCTGTGCGTCTGCTACCTTGTCCGCCGTCTCGTTGCCGAAGAACCCGCCGATGATGTCGTTCAGGAAACCCATGAACCGCTCCTATGAAGTAACATTTGTGTCGTAGGCACTGAGGGAGAACTGGACCTCAGCCGTGCTGGCATCGCTCGTGTCGGTGATCGTCAGCTTGTATCGGGAATTGACAATATCGAGCGCCGAAATGGTCGTGCTGAACGTGGTCGCCAGCGTGGCGCCCGTGAACGTGCTCGTAAATTCGGTGAACACTTGTGTCCCGCTCACCTTGGAGAACACACCTGTGAACGGGCCTGTGCCATTGAGCGCCGCGAATGTTATGGACCCGGTTGTGACGCCCCCTGCGCCTGCACGGCTGCCAGAGCGGCTGGTCGGGGAGGCAGAGACCGCAAGCGAGGCACCCGCACCGGCAAGCCCGTTGATGGCCTCGGAATTGAGGTCAACGACTTCGATGATCTGGCCGCGGTCGCTCAGCAGGACCCCCGCCATCGGCTCGGTCCCCGCCACGATACGATTGACTTGCGCCTGCGCCGACGCAACGCCGGACACGATGGATTTGATGGAGTCTGACCCCGCCCCGTCCACAATGTTCGTCAGGGCCCGATACCACTCATTCGACATGGTGCCGTCTTCGTTCAGGACGGGTGTGGTCTGGACGGGAAGCTTAGCCATTTTCCATCCGGTAGATGGCCCCGGTCAGGGCCTTGGCGACGTTTTCCCCGTTCATCCCGTCTGTCACCTCGACCGTATCCCCGCGCACACCATCCTTCACGGGCGTGATCGTGTTGCCGGACAGGTCTGCCACATAGGCAGGGTTGGCGTTGAACACGCGCCGGGCCGCAACCAATTGTTCGTTTCTCACCGGCCACTCTCATTGATGGCGAGGCCTGTAATCGAATGCTTCACCGGGTCAGACATGATGATTTTCAGCACCGTCTGCTCAGGCTCTGAGCGGCCATTGCGATACCAGACTGACCGCTGGCTATACTTTCCCCGCTTGCCAAGGCTGCGTTGACGGCCCGGACCGAACGTGATGCCCTTGTCCCTCGATATGTAAAGCGTGGCCAGCGGGTCGTAGCCCTGCTCTGTATCGATCTCCCGGCCTTCGCCCTTCGTGCTTTCCAACCGGATCGAGCCAAGCGCCGGGGCGCCGGACTTCACGCTCAGATGCCCGCTGAAGATGCGCTGGATGCGCGTGGCAAGCGTGCTGGCATCAGCCATGTCATCGTCAGGATAGTCGCGGCTCAGCTCAGCCAAATACGTTCCCGTGGTTGCGCCATAGGTCTTTGCGCCCACCCGCTTGATGAAGGACCATTGCCATGTGTTCGAGGCGAGCGTCTGGCGCTTGTGGAACATGCCGACCGAAACGTCATACACATAGCAGAACTCGCCTGTGCGGATGATGTAGAAGCTGTGCCCGTCAATCTCCTCGACCGAGCATACAATATCGCTCACCGTGGAGGCCTGCAGCTTGCGTACCAGCCATTGGTCATTGGCCGTCAGGTTTATCGTGCTTGCACCATTCAGGCGGTGCAGATTGTAATCATCCCCGATGAAGAACAGCGTATTGTCCAGCTCGTGGATCGTGTCGCGGGCCAACGCGCCCCGGCGCACAACAGAGCCTCCGATCACCTGGTATGGATTATCCGTGTCACCTGTCTCGACCCAAGGCTCAATCGTGCGGGTTCCGAACACATAATACGTGTCGCCCAGCACATAGCCCGCCACGATGCCATCCGGCGAACTCTCGGCCGTGTACCAGCTCAGCGTTGTCGTGTTGTTGAAATCCAGCGTGGAAGAGAACGCAAACCGGCTGCCATACGTCGCCAGCAATCTTTGCCCCAAGGATGCAATGCTCGTGAACGCGGTCTTGCTGTGATCTGACAGCAGGGTTGCCCAATCCGCATCACTCGCCGCCGCCACAGCGGAGCCCGTGGAGACGTAGAGCGCGCCATTGGCAAGCAGGGAGGCCTCAAACTCTCCAAACGCCATCTGACAACGATCTGAGCCCGCTATCGTGCCTGTCATGGATGACCATGTTCCGGCAGACCGGTCATAGAGGCGAACCGTCGTGCCATCCGGCACAATCAGCGCCTCGTTTGCATGGCCGTCAGACTGGAACAGGCCGCGCACACCGCTGATCAGATTGTCGGTATTGTCCAGCACCACAGAGCCCGGCGTGGTCATCAGGCGCATGGGCCGTTGACGATCCTGCGGGTTCTTCTCGGCATAATAGTTCACAAGGAACTTCCGCCCGTCCCCAAGGGAGTCCGGCTCATAATGGCTGGCTGCAATGTCGGCCATCATCAGAAGTAGTCAACCTGCACAGACGCGCCTTGCGAGCGTTTGGCGAGAGTTTCCCGCATGTCCTTCAGTCCCAGCTGAGACCGGTTGTAGAACTTGGTCTCATCCTCTTCCGGCACAAATACCGGGGCAAAGTAGAAGGTCAGGTATTCCGCCAGTGGATCGACAATCCCATCCGGAATCTCGTCATTCGCCCAATAGGCCAATTCCTTGTCACGCAGGTATTCCGTGCGCCGGTCAATGATCCGCAGAGCCACAGCAGCATCCTCCGCGTGAACAGTCTCTCCCGCCCGCGCCACGTACAGCTTCTCCAGTACGGCAAGCGTCAGGTCAGTTCTGGTCGCCGTCATGGTCTTCTGCCTCGTGCCATTCGATCAGGTCATCAGCCTCTGCCGCCGTATTGATCGAGGATGCCAGGTCCGGGTCCAGCTCCTTCGCCAGCTTGATCCGTCTGGAATGGTGCAGGTCGCGCCAATTCTCAGGGATCTTGCTGTCCGGCTTCGGAGCACCGCGATGCGGAATCTCCAGGGCAGGGTCAGAGGCAAATACGGGCTTCGGCGCAGGTTCTGCCACCGATGCTTTGCGAGTCTCAAAATGATTGTTTTTCTCCAGACGGGCGAACAGTTCGGTATTCTCAACCGCCGTCCATTCGCCCTTCCGGAAAGCGTGGCCCCAAAGGACAATGCCTTCGGGACCTGCGCCATCATTACGAGGGTCGCCTATGAAGCGAGCCTGCATTACGAGGTGCCCAGCACGCACTGGATACCCAGCGTCAAGGTGCCCTCAACCGCCGTAGCGGCCGCAACAGACGCCGTGACAGTGATGTAGTGCTCAACCGGCACGAGGAACCCTGCCCCGGCCTTCAGAAGCACCTGATCGCCGCCTGTCCCGCCCTGACCAATGGTCGAGCCGTCAAGGAAGCAATCAATATCATCATACGTTGTGTCAGAGACGCCCGCGATGCCGACATCAAAGGTCAGGGCCGGAGTCCCTGAATCCATGTCGGTTGCTGTGGCGTAGAGGTCCACATACCGCGTATTGGCGGGCATGCGCAGGACAGCCGTGACAATGCCGCTGGCCAACATGGCCGTGGTCAACGTTTTCGAGACATGGACATTCTGCACTGCGCCGTAGCCCAGAGCCGAAGGCACCTCGCTCTTGTTGATCAGGTTATAGTTGAGTGTTGGAAAAGCCATTTTCCATTCCTTTCCTTAGCTGTCTGCCACACCGGCGAAGAAACCGGTCAGGACGCCATGATCGACAGGATTGTCAGTGTCGTCGTCACCCGTGCCGAACCGCATCTTGTGAATGCCGTCGATGGCCTCGATGGCTACGCCGTACTTGTCGCCATAATCGAAGGTCTTGGTCTTCGTTTTGTAACGCTTGCCCACGCCGTAAGCGAGGGATTGCGCGCCGCACAGATAGACCGGCTCACAGTCGATTGTGCCGTTATTCACCACGGCAATATCGTCCACCTCATGGATGATCATACCATCCCAGACCAGATCGCCACCCTGGAACAGACGGTTGTTTTCCATTTCGATGGAAACCTCACGCTGTGCCTGCTGGATGGCGGTGTTTTCCTTCAGGTCGCGGAAGGCGCGAGGGCCGGCATAGACCTTGAAGTAACGGCGGTTCTGCTTGGCAATGCGGATCGGCCGGATCTTCGGCTTGCCCGCATCATCACCCGTGCGGGTTTCCAGTGCCATGCGCTTCATCAGGGACAGGGCGCCCGGCGTCAGCTTGTCTGCCGAGTTATCGATCTGAGCCAACGCCGCCGAGAAGTCATTGGCAGCGTTGTTGCCCTTGAGAGCACCAAACAGGACGCGATCACTGTTGTTGGCGAGCCACGCATCACGCGCAGTATCGTCAGCAGAGGTGAACGCAACGCCGTCAATCGACCCCAGAGCCGTGATGATACGGTCCCGAACGTCTTCCTGTGCCCATGTCATCAGGGATGAACGAGCGGCGTCACGCAGATTGATGGACGAGCGATACTCGGTCATCTCTGCGAGGCGCACAGCAGTACGGCGCTTGTTGATGTTGAAGTTGAACGAACGGGACGCAAGGTCTTGCTCGTTGCCTTCGAGGATATTGGTGCCGGTTACGGCATCCCCGGTCAGGCGGTTGACGAGGGCAATCGACATGTTGTCGCCCTTGCCTTTGGTGAAGTCCTCGTGCATCTGGATGATCGAATTTTCATTCGTCCCCATGACGGACTTGAACGGACTGTCCTGAATGTATTCGACGAAGAAGTCGTCGTCCCACTTCTGAGGGGTAAGGCCAGTGGCCTGACGTGTGTCAGCCATTGTAATGCTCCAAAATTATGAGGTCAGTGCCTCACGAATTGTTGAGCAGGTCTCCCAAAGGCGTTGGCCCCGTGAAGGATGGACCAGAGCGGCCTGTCCTTGCACTTGGCGTCCCGGAGAAATTCCCCGGCATCTTGCCTTGTTTCTGGGATTGCACCTGCGGCGAAGCAGGCTCGTCCGTCTGGACTTGCCCGCGTTCGGCAAGTTTCGCCTCAATGAACTTTTCGAGGTCGCCACCGTATTTGTCGAGTTCCTGATAGGCTTGCGCCTTGTTGAACTCCTGAACCGAAAAGACTGTGGGTTGCGGATGCCCCCTCAGCTGTTGCGCAAAGGCCGGATCGTAACTCATGCGATCTGCCGCCCATTGGGCAGCACTTTGCGTGACCTCTTCTCCGAACTTCTCCGCCGCAGTGACGTGAGATTCGTTCACCCGCCGCTCCCAATCCTGCTGGTTCTGCCGCTGCTCGTAGGTGGTCAATGCCTGACCTACGGTGCTTTGGATCACCTCCTGAATTGATTGCGGGTCCTGCTGGGGTTGCTGCTCAAGTTGGCGCAAGCGGGTTTCAAGTTCCGCGGCGCGTCGTTCAGCTGCTTCCTTGGCCTCCGAGGCAGATTTGACGCGGGCATGCATCCAGGGCGGCAAGCCGTCCTTTTTGCCCTCACCCTCCGACTCTGACTTCTCCTTTGGTTCAGCCTTGGCTTTCGCTTCGGGCTGCTCCTCTGGTTCGTCATTGTCCGGGCTGTCTTCCAGTTCATCGACCGGGGCTTCTGCCTCGATCTCGGCTGGCTGCTCGTTGTCCGGGGACTCTTCCGGTTCATCAACATCCGTGAGGATGCTGTCCAGTGATTTCCTGCTCATTGATTCGACCCTTGTCCGTTGTCGTTCACGTATTCGCCCGCATTATGCAGCGGCGTCCTGCGTCATCGCCCGATTGCGCCCGGCGTCAGCGTCTCAGTCGCTCCCGGAGCTACCGGTTTGCGCCTGTATCCTGTTGAGGAACCTGCGGAGGCTCGGTCGCCTCACGCATCGTCTTGAATGTCTGTGCGCGCTGAAGTTCTGCCCGCGTATCTTTCACATTGGCGTCAGCGGCGAGGTTGCGCGCCTCAAGCTGGGCAATCACATCTGCGATCTGCTGCTGCATCGGCGTCATTTGGGCCTCTTGCGGCTGGCCCTGTCCGGCCTCGGCCATCGCCTTCATGGCTTGAGCCTGATCCTTGGCCGCGCTCGCTTCCTTCTTCGCCGTTTCGGCCAGCGCATCCCGCATTTGCATCTGTTCGGCCATTTGCTGCTTCTGCACCTGCGCCGGATCGGGCTGCTGGTTGCCGCCTTTCAGCACCTCAAGCAGTTTGCGCTTCCGGCTTGGCGGGTACGGGCTTGCCTCGACCACAAACTCTTGCAAGTGCGGTGGCATCTGCATCAGCATCGGCAGGATCTGCGTCAAATCTGCCCACACCTCCTGCTCAATCGTCGCCACATCCGGGCTTTCCTCGATGATCAGGTCAATATCGGTCTGGGCCACCTCGTTGCGCATGCCCACTTGCTGGCCAGATTGCGGGTCGATCATCGGCTCATTGAGCCCTATGAATTTCGGTGCATCATCCCGGTCCGTCACACGGATGAACATCGGCGCCTGCCAGAATTGCTTGCAGCGGCCCCAGACCTTCTCGAACACTTCCCGATCCATCGACCGCAAATGATCCAGCAATGGCCCCAGCTCGACCAGCCCGCCCTTCTGCTTGGCCTGAATGGCGCGGCCCGATTGCGAATTGTTGCTCTCATTGCCCTGAAGCGAGGCATTCGGCCCCATCTTCTCCAGTTCGGCCGTCGCATGCTGCAACAGGGTCATCTGGCCGGCGGACAGGTCGTTGTTCTGCTCTATGCGGAACTCAAGGCCGGGGTTGATCTCGATATAGGCGTCAGGCTGGGCCGCTTTCCGGCGCGTTTCTTCCGGATCGTCCGTCGCGCCCCGCTCCGCAATGATCTGGTTCGTGGTCAACAGGTGCAGCGACTTGGACCGGCGCTTGTTCACCTCGTCCTGCGGGTCGATCATGTCCCGAACCACGCCGTGACGGTTGTTGTCCCGGTCCACATAGGCCGAGCGCCAGATATACGGGTCTTCGCTTTCGCCTTCCGTGTCGATCCACGGGCTTTCGCCAGCTGCGAGAATGCCAGCCTCGGTGAACTCCGCCCAATAGCATTGGTCGCCTTCCTTCCAGTAGCACTGGACAATGCGAACGCGCTTGCGGTTGCTGTCACACCATGCGCTCAGCTTTGGCTTGTCGTCGTAAGTGTCCGTTCGGCTGCCCGTGTTCAGGGTCGCAGCCAGAATCTCCTTGCGATCCTCGTATTTGTCCTCCGCATCATCCGCATCCATCCACAGGACAAGGCCGCGATGACGACAATCGGAAAAATCAGGCTCACAGGAATGCGCATCCCACCACATGCGGTCCCAAGGCGTGCGCTTGACGATAATATCGGGGTTGTTCTCCAGGTATCCCAGCTTCTGCACAGGCCCCGGAGGCGGACGGCGGGACTGCTTGACCATCACCTCGATACCGCCAACGCCAGCCACCAGAATATCCTTCCAGGCGCGGGCGCGGTGATAGCTGTACTCATTGCTGTCTGCGACATAGCGCAGGGCATCGGTCGCCACTTCGGCGCTGTCTGCGTCCTGCGGCGTGCGCGGATAGGCTTTCGGGTCGTTCCGGTTCTGCGCTTCCATGCCGAGCAGGAAGTCGATCTTGCGGCGGATCAGGTTGACCGTGATCGGCGGCTGACCACGGGACACGAGCTTGTCGTATTCCTCCTGCGTCAGCTGCTTGTTGTCGTAATAGTCAACGTCGCGCTCCATCTTGTTGAACGCATCACGGCCCGCCTCCTCACTGGCCTCGAACCAGCGCTTCAGCTTGGCGTGCAGGTCTTCGGAGTACAGGCGGTCCTCGTCTGCCGAGTACTGCTCCTCACGCTCCATAGGAGCTTCAGTCTGCTGTGCGAGCATTGGCCCAAGCCACAAGATTGTCGATCAACTGTTCTTCATCCTCCGGGGACATTTCGAAACGAACAGACTGGAACCGCCTGCCCTCTTTGAGGTAACGCACGAAGACACGAGCAGCGGACAAGGCCCCCGTTCTCAACACGGTTTCGTCGCGCTCGTTCATGCAACTTTCCAATCACTGGACGCGTCAGAGGAATTGTCCCAATCCCATGCGTCACGCTTCGTTTTCGGCTTCTTCGGCAACACAATCGCCGGATGCGCCTCGTCAATCACCATGCCCATGAGCGAACACACATCCACCTTGTCGTCATGCTTGCCTGCCGGGAACGACAGGAGTTGCGTCAGCACGTCATCGCCCTGATCGCCTCGCTTCAGGCTGACAGTTCCCATTGCGGAACGCGCCTGAAATGCACGGGCGCGCGTTGCCTTGTCACGAACACTGGCAATCCATTCCATACGGCAATGCACCTTTCGTTCGATCATCCGGCGCTTGAGCATCGGACGGACTGACTTCTCGATCACACCGCCCTCGCCAAACACGCAAAGCGGCTTCCATTTCGTCACTAGGTCCAGCAAGGCATCGATCCACACATCAGCGCTTGTCTGGCCGCTCCACCAATCCAGCTGGAACAGATCCTCGCCGTTGAATCCCCACACGCCGTGCTCGGTCCAGTCTCCGCCATCCTCTGTCACCGCGTAATCGCTCGTGATGTAGATGTGCACTTTCGGCGCTTCATCGTGGCGGCGCGTGTACCAATCGCGTTTGAAGAACGAGCCCTCGGCAGGCGTCGGGTTCTGCTGGTAAAGGCTCTCCCAATCCCTGACGCCCGTCATGCTGATGGCGTTGCGAATGCGCTCAAGGGCTGGCAGTGGATAGCGCTCAGGCCAAAGCGCTTCATCATTGTCATTGATCGCGGGCAGGATCAGCTTGTCCCACTTGTCTCCGCCGTGCTTCTCAGCCTCCAGCAAGCGACCCGCCAGATCGTCCTCATGCCAGCGCGTCTGAATCAGGATGACCGCACCGCCAGGCATCAGGCGCGTGTAAGCCGTCGAGGTGTACCAGTTCCACACCTTGTCCCGGATCGTCTCGCTCTCTGCCTCCTCCCGATCCTTCATCGGGTCATCGATCAGCAGAATGTCAGCGCCGCGACCCGTGACAGCCGTTCCAACACCCGCAGCAACGTATGTGCCGCCCTTGTTCGTGTTCCAGCGGTTGGCAGCCTGCGAGTCAGGGGCAAGCTCAACCCCTGCAAACACGTTCGAGAACTTTCGCTCCCGTATGATGTTCCTGACATTGCGGCCAAAGTCGCTGGCCAGTTCGGAGTTGTAGGACGCCGCAATGATCTGCCGCTTCGGTTTCTTGCCCAGAGCCCATGCCGGGAAGCGCTTTGATGCCAACTCTGATTTCCCGTGCCTCGGCGGCATGAAGATCATCAGGCGGTCAATCTCGCCCCGCTCCACAGCTTCCAGCTTCTCCGCAATGAGCCGATGATGAACAGCCGACTGATATTGCGGGAAGGTGTACTCAGTGAACGCTATCAGGTCCGTCTCCGCGTCCATCCTGCGCAGCAGCTCTTGCGCGGCTTGCGATGGCGAGAAGTTCGGACCGGTCGAGGTCTTCAACATCTTGAATGTTTCTATTTGTGCGTTCGGATTTTTCAATGCGCTCGCCGCTCAGGACACCCAGCTCCTTGATTGCCGCCATAGAAGCCGCGTGAGAGCGATCCTCCATAGCTGCATAGAGAACCTCCTCAGCCTTCAGCATAAGCCACTGGAGCGTAATCTGAGAGCCCTGTGTGGCTTCTGCGCGCATTTCGGCAATGCGATTTTGAATCTTATCAGCACTTATCATGCGAGATGCGTTTGCGTGTGCGGACGCAGTGTCAGCGTATCCTGCAGCGATGTACGCTTCATACTGGGGCATGCCCTCAATGATGTTGCGGCAGAACTTCTCTTGCTGTTCTGAGAGTTTGCTCATGCCCACGACTGCCTTACTGCGCGTCGGATCAGTTCTCCGTCCTTCTTGGCTTCACCAGCAAGGCCCCATTTGGTGTTTCCGTCGAGTGGTCGAGGTTTGAGGATGGTAACGTCTTCCTTCGGTATGTTGAGGTATGCGAACTCCCACAGCAAGGAGCGCTTCATTCTGGCCATTAGCTCTGGTGTTGGTTTGTCGCCCATTCAAGCAGGTATCCCTGTGTAGTAATCATAATAGCTGGTTGAGTTGGCTGAGCGGGTGCGAATGCGCAGCTTGTGGATCTGGCCACCAGAACGGGTGATGGTGAGAGTTGTTGTTCCGGTTCCGCTCAGTCCGGAGAAGGTGATTGTTATCTCAGGCGATGATGTGCTGATCGAGGTGGAAACGCCTTGGCTTTCAATGGTTGCACTTGAGACGGTTTCGCCACTGGCGAGAATGCCTTCAAGGGACACGGTGAGAGCGAGGGTTTCGCCCTCCTCAAGGTCCAGCTCATAGCGGGAGCGCTGGGAGTTCCAGGAGATGCCCCGTGTGATGCGGCGCTGATTGTCGCGCAGGCGGATCAGACGATCAGTCATACCCAGGTAATCAGACAGGTGGCAGAACCCCCCGATACCCCCGAAGCAACAAGGCTATACTGTCCCGGACCCTCAATATTCTTGGTGGTACTGGACGTGTATCCGTCCTCTACCGCGATAGCTCCGCTGCCCACGTCCCTGTAAAGAGTTACAGTGATCGTGCCGGTGATCGTGACGCCGAAAAACCCCGTTTTTCCCGCAGGCACATCCACAGGCCCGACCGTCTCATCATTCGCATCCAGTGTTCCGCTAGCCATTCGTCAGACTCCTTCAATCAAAGCAGCGCAGCGGCAGCCTGGTATCCTGCAAGCGCAACAGGGGCCATCAGGGCCTGACCTGCCGTCTTGGGATGAATGCCGTCTGCGCCGTAATAGGTCGTGTTCGTGGTGTCGCCGGTCGATATGTTCATCTCTGAAATGTCTGCCTCGAAATCGATCAGCACATCGTAATTGCTACCCTCACCGGCGCGCACGAGATCATTGTAGCTGTCTATGCGGCCATTCAGGGTGGTGTTCTCCGTCCGCTTGATGCAGGTCGAGACACAGACGATCAGGCCGCCGAACTCGGTCTTGAGCGCTGAGAGGCGAGTGGTGGCGCGCGCCCATGCATCTGCGGCGGACAGGCCCGTGTCATACGACATGTCATTGGTGCCCAGCGCGTAATGGAAAAGGCAGGTGCCTGTATCGAGGGCGAGCGTGCGGGTGCGCTGGTTATAGGCAAGGTCTTCCCGTTCGGGATAGGTGTCGGTCTCTCCGGCGTTCGTGTTGCCCCAGCTGGAGGAACCGAGGCTCATATTGATCAGCTTCCATGTGCTGTTCTGGGCCTCCCGATCATTGTTCTCGAAGGCCAAGGTCTCCACCCCGTTCAGGGCCAGCGCCGCATAGACGTCACTGATGCCGCTTGTCGTGGCGACCCCGGCAGAAATGCTGTCCCCCCGAAGGATCACATTCGTGCGCAACGGATTGGGCTGGAGCGAGGCCCGGCCGCTGCTGCGGGTCCAGCCTGCAGGCTCGGAGCTGACCGCTGAGGATGTTTCCCCCGTGGTCAGGTAAGAGCTGATCGCCGTATAGAGATTGTCCGGCACCCGCATATAGGTGTTCGTGTCCGTTGCCGTGCCATAGGGGAACAGATCCTCCGTCGCATTGGCCGGCAGTCCCAGCTCCCGGCAGATGTGGCGGGTCGTCAGGTCGCTCGGCGCAAGCTCTGCCGTGTCCCCGCCGGACAGGATCGCAGCGCCGCCATAGTCAGCGCGCAGATTGCCTGCCTCCGGAATGAACCATTTGTAGGTCTCTGTCGCCATCTTATGCCGCCTTCAGGCTCAGCAGGTAATCGCTGGCTGCCGTGTCGATGGCAGGCTGGTTGCGGAATGCGAGCGCCCGCAAGGTCGCATCACAGGACTTGCCCAGCGTGTTCGTGTTGCCAAGCCGGACATAGGCCGGATCAGAAGACGGGAAACTCGACGCACTGGTATAGGTGTTGTTTTCAGTCGTGACCTCAACCTGGTCGACATAGATCGCAATCGTGTCATTCACCGTGTCCCAGACAAGCTCGATCAGGTATTCCGTGGCAAGGTCCAGCTGCGTGACCGATGTGCCGACAAAGCTCACCGAATTGGAATCGGTCGTGTTGCCCTTCAGGCCAATCGTGCGCGAGCCGGTCAAATAACATGTGCACCGGCTCCCCTTCGTGGCGCCAGCCCGGCTGATCTCGAAGAGATAGCTGTCAGCGGTCGTGAACGTCGCCACCACGCCGATGTAATAACCATCCGTGCCATTGGCGATCCCGGACGGGTCTTCCAGTTCCATGATCCGGTCCGTGTCCTGGTTGAAGTCGATGCCGCCCGCCACGACAAGCGGCTGGTCTGCCTTCAGGGATTGCGCAAAGGCCGGGCCGGAATTGACCAGCTCGGGCGCATAGGACAGCGTGTCGGCGCCGGTGGCTTCGGTCAGATTGCCCGATCCGCTCAGGAAGTCCCAGAAATAGGTGTCGCTCTCCGCCGTGAAGGGCTGGGAGGGCTCGGCGTCGGAGAAGGCTGCCCCCATAGGGCTCTGAATGGCAGACCGAATTGGGGAACGGACCGGAGAGCGAACAAGGCTCATACGAGAGATCCCCACAATGCAAAAAGCCCCAGAGCCACGAGGGTCAGGGCGATAGAGCGGTATGTGTATCGGCGGTCAGTCATGCAGCGTTTTCAGTTGCGATCCAGAACACCTGAGACAGCACAGCGCAGGCAAAGATAGCAGCGCAAGCGTAGGGGATGAGGCTAGTCAACCCTGAGCCGCCCAGACCATGACACCGAGAAAGAACAGGAAGCACACGCCAATGAAGGCGTAGACAATGCGGTCCTGAGACTTTTCAGACATCAGTCCCAACCTTCAGCGAGGCGCTGCGTTAGCGCCGCATCCTGTGCCGAGCGGGTCATGGATCTACAGCCAACAGCATTTATGACCACATGAGCCCCGCAGATGAGGATGCCTATGATTAGCCAGAGCATCACTTGACCAGCGGGTTCCGGTCCGCAACGATCAGGCCGACGCCGATGATGCCGAACAGGATGGTCAGCTCAGCGAACGGCTCAAGGAAAGCAATGGCTGGCGGGTATCCGCTCAGGATGTACTTGCAGGCCAGCGCAATGCAGACCATGACGACAAGAACCGTCCAGAGCGCGTTGATCGTCGGCTTGGCGTTCTTCTTGGCTTCAGGGGTGATGAGGGCCATTAGATTGTCTCCTTGTCGTGACCGTTGGACGGATCGAAGGCAAAGGCTTTCGGAAGGGTCTCCGCGTAAGAGCGGATGATGGTTTGAGCGGGGCCATTGCCGTAAACCGACTCCTCAGTTTCGCCGGCGCAGGCCTTCATGTTGTCGTCATCAGTGAATGGGCTGACGGTTGAGCGCCCCGCCTCCTCATTCAGCGCCTCAGCGACCAGCGTTGCCGCCTTCTCGCTCTCATATGTCCCGCACAGACGGTCGCCATCGTAGACGCCGTAGCTGGTCAGGCCTTTGACTTCGTATTTCATGCTGCTGCCTTTCGTTTCCACATTGGGGAGCACGGCCTTACAACGCCGCCTATGCAAACCGCTTCGATATTTGACCGTTGCGTCAGCCGTACTCGCCAGTGGGGAAAAAGAGCCTGCGACTAACAGGAGAAGGACATACCAGGGGACGCCGCAGGCTCGGAGGTGATGATGGTAAGACGCCACAAGTAACGCCTCACTATAAGAAAACCCCGCGCCTCCAAACAGGAAACACGGGGCTCGCTTGCAACGGCTGACAGGCTGGGGGGACTACACTGCCGATGCTTGCTCTGAATTGGGAATAGCGTAGCACTCAGGGTCTGGTGATCGCGCTCGCGGTGTTCCAGCCCCACGCACCGGGCGAAGCATCTAGCACGTCCTCGGTGAACTGGTTCCCTTATCAGGTGATTTGCGTGTCGTGTCAAATGTCAGGAAGCGATGGAATGCGAACAAGCATGAAATACTTGGGCGGGCCGTCAGCCACATGCTTCCACAATAACTCGATCACTTCGGGGTCCGCCTGAATGTTCTGCCGGTCATCGCATCTTCCCCGATCCGTGCTCCCACGGCTTTGCGCCATGATGAGCTGCCCCATGTCTGCCCCGCAATGGCGGCACTCGGCATAAGCAAATGCGCTTGCAACGCACATCTCGTCAGGGGGCTTTCGGAAATCCCCCGCTCCAGAGGCAAGGAAAGTATCCTCGCCGTTCCTCAGCATGACCTGCAAATCATCCAGCTCAAACGGCGTACCATACTTTGGGCACATCTCGGCAAGCTCTGGCCAGCGGCTGATTGAATGCCAGATTCCTGCGACCAACATTATGCCACCCTCCGTAACGCCAACTGCGCATCCTCTGCCCGCATTATCACCGGACGGCCCAGCAACCGCAAGGCAAGACGCAGATGATTGCCGTCAACGGATTCAACCTCGACCTGTCCGATGCTCTCCAATTCGACATGATCGCCTGCGGTCCATACGTGCTGGCCTCTCAGGCGGGGAATGCTGTAGTGCCTGTGCAGGGGCTTCGGCAAATCCCCCGTGATCCATTTCAGGTCCGCCATGCCATTGAGCGGCTTGATTGCGCCGGCAAAGCTGATCGGGTAAATTCGGGGGCCGGGCATGTGTTCGATAGCCAGGAAGTTCGGTGCCTCGTCAAAGCCTGCGAAGATGTAGGACTTCAACACGCACTCTGTCACCGTGCGGGCTGGCTTGCGAGGGGGGCGCTTGCGAAGCGTCCGGCACACAGCGAAGGCGTCACAGTCCATGTGCCGGCCGAGACGATTGGCAGCCGCTTCTGTGCGGTCTGCGCGGCAGGAAAATGCATACCAGTGTTTCATTCGTCTTCTCCTTGGGTGGGGGTGGCGCAATCAGGCCAGTGATAGGATTTTTCTGCCTCCGCCATATCGATCACGAACCAGCCTCGGCCCGTTTCGAGCAGATCAATCGACCAGTCTCCGCCTATGGCTTTAGCCGCGGCTTCAGCAATGGAATCTGCTTGGCCCAAGTCTGAAAAGCTTGTAATGTCCTTGTGTAACTCCAGCGGAGCCCCGCCCTGCTCAAGCGCCTCTTCCGGCCAATACGGATGGCGACAAGCAATCTTTCCTGCCTTGGAAAAATATCTCAGCTCGCGCACCAGAGGCATGCCACCGTAATTCGGACAGGATCCTATTTGCTTAGTGGGAAGGAGCTCCCTGACCACCCATCGAGACCACGGCAACCCCGGAAATCCCGCCAACTCTGAATATTCGGCAATCGCGCAAACATGGGCGCCCGCCCTGCTGGGCTCATCCCAATAGCATGTGTCTTTCCAGTTGTGCTTTCCTGATGTATGATCAGTTCTCAGAAAGCACGGAAATCCCAATTTCCTTCCGGCCCTCACCAGCCGCTCCAGAAACTCCTCCGCCTCATCCGACTTTTCAGGACATTCGCCGCTAATCGTCTCGAAAACAAACCTTTGAACCGACATTGGCATATGAACAGCCATCGTTCTTGGAACGGGAATGCCCGCCTGAGCCAAAATCGGAAACCAATAGGAGAGTGAGGTACGATCGGTCATGCCACCTCCATCAGCTTAAGCAGGGGGGCCTGTGCGGCAGAGCGGATCTCTGCGAGGGGCGTGTGCATTCCCGTGTCGTAGAGCATGTTCGAATGCCGACGGACGCCGTTCAGCACGGTTGTGTGGTCGTGCCCTCCGGTCCAGTTTCCAGCCCAGCTCGTGCTGCGGTTCTCGATTGCAACAAGTCGATACCAAAGCTCGTGTCTGGCTGATACGACAAACGGCGCTTTCGTTGGCGCCTCGATCATCTTGCGGGTCACCCGGTAGAACTCCAGGACCTCCCGCTCGTGAGCCACCACGCGTGAGCGCGCCTCGGCTGGTGGTATCTTTACGCCGCAACATGCGCATGTGTAGGCCATTGTTTAGTCCCCCTGTTGGTTCAGGCGCTCCTGCACCCGTTCGATAATCTGCGGGCGGATGCCCGACAGTTGCTTGATCTCGTCTTCCAGTTCCTTCCAGACCGGGAACCACTTGCTCTTGCTCGGCCACTTCGCCAGCACATGGCGCACAATGTCGCCGGGGTACTGAAGCAACTCGGTCGTGTAGATTTTCAGCTTCAGCTCGCTGGACATGTCGTCGTCCTTCGGGTGGGCCGTCTTGATGGCGCAGATGGTCAGCCATTCAACGATCTGCTCCCGCTTGGCGGGGCCAGACAGTCCGCCGAGAACAGCCCGCGCCCGATCCGCGTCGATCTGGTCAGCTAGCCTCACGGTCAATGACATAACCGGCTCCCATCCCCCGTTCTTCGGAAAGCGGCTCCCCGTAACCTCGTGAGTTACCGATATCCCGCAGGCCTGCAGCGACGAGACCGCCGCCGCGAGATTGTCCTGTGGTGTTCGGGCGATGATTGCCCCGGGCTGCACGTTCGGCTTTCCATTTGGCTGAGTTGCCAAGCCAGGTTCTGAAGGCAGCGTGCCAGTCGATGAATCGTTTTTGCTTAGCGACGGCATCATTCCGGAATTGATCTGCTTCATGGTTCATCTCCTCGGGGGTAAGGCCTCGCTTTGAGCCGTAGGCGTAGCTTGTCGGATCAGGTGCCCAGCTTTTGGGAATCTGACATTTGCGAGCCGCACCCCTTGGGGCAGCTTTGCGTTTTGGCTGTTCGGGGGGTGTGTCGCCTAAATCTAATTCGTCAGAATTAGATGACGTGGCACTGTGGGGTGGTCTTGGGTGTGATCCCGTATCATCACAGGGGGTGTGATCCTCCTGTGTCACAGGGGCTGTGACGCTAGGATCACATGGGTCTAACAACACATGGTATAGGTTTTCACGCTGACCCCCATCATCTCGTTTTCTGTGGGTGACCGCAATGTATCTGCGCTCTACCAGCACCTTAACGGACCGGTTCACCGTTTCGCGGGCAATTCCGAGGGTGTCAGCGATGGTTTTCTGTTTGGGAAATGCGCTGTTGTCGCGTGACAGATATGACCCGATGACCAGCAGAACCCGGAGCTGGGTTGCCGTCAGGGCGTCGTCTGTGATCGCGTCAACAGGCACCATTGCGAAGCGGGCTTGGCTCATCCCTGCCCCCTTTCCAGCTCTGCCTGTTGCTTCCGGCGCAGCGCCTTGACGCGCTTGTGCGTGGCGGACAGGCTGGCCCCGGAATAGGTGCAGGCCGCCCGGTAGGTGAATCCACGCAGCACGAGATTGGCGGCAATGATCGTGCGCTGCTCACACCAGCCTTCCCGGCGTCCGGGCTTGCGTTGCGGGGCGAGGCCCGTATCCTGGCAATAGCGGTGCAGGTAGGGCGCCGTGAGGCCATGAGCCTTTGCAGCGTTCCGATAGGTCGCGCCTTTGCGAACATCCTGTGCCGCGGCATACAGGCGGTCATGAATATCATCGGATTTCCGGCGGAGTGGATGGGACCATCGCGGCCCGGCGAGTGAGACACTGGCCATCAGCAATATACCCCCTGTTTGTTTTTGAGAGTTGGGTGGGTCATGACGCGGCCCGGCGTGCAGAAGATCCCGTTCACACCGTGAAGGCGCGCTAAGGCTTCCGTGCATTCGGCGCCCATGCTCAGGAGTGTAGTTCCGGTTCCGGGAGATTCCCCGCGCGTGCCGTCAGGCTTGATGAACTTGATCTTTGGGGACCAGAACAGCAGGCCATCGACTTTCTGCGCGAAGTCCTGAAACCACGGAGCGGAGGTGCGGTCAGGCGCCAGCGCGATGCCATTGCCGTGAGCAACAAACCTGTCAGCCCACGGGGCGTAGCCATTGCGCTTGCCAAAGGGAGGATTCATCCAGATGCGACCCACCCACGTAAGAAGCAGGCTAAATTCGGTAAGGTGCGCATCCGCAGGAACCCACGGCACAACGTCAGATCCAGGGCTTGCCACGTCCAAATCGAAGCGCAGGCCGATAGCCTCGAACACTTCGGGTGGTGTGTACCACTCGTCAGATTTGCCCGCTGCTTCGTGAGCGCTCACGCCGCTTCTCCTTGTTGCTGAGTGACGGCCGGCCCGGCTGGGGTCAGGCCGTAATAATGGGCTGAGTTCTTGAGCTTGGATTGCGCGTCAGCATTGAGCTTTTCGACGTGACCGCGCTTCTTGCACCGGCTGAAAATCGGGCGGGCATTCAGGACGTCGAGGCCCTTGATCTTGGCGTAATCATCTGGCGCGACAGGGCCATTTGCGCTAAGGTACAGGAGCAGTTGATAGTCCAGCGTTTGGGCAAACCGTTCCATCTTGCGGGCCGCCTCAGCAGACGCGCCGCCGGTCTTGGATCCGGGAACGTCTGGATACCGGGTCGGGGCATTCAACCGCGCACAGCACGCCTTGCACGCGCACTGCCTTCCATTGAACCGCTGGCGGAGAATGCCCCACTGGTCAGATCCTATCGGATAGATAGCAGGACAGGCCGGGCAACGGCGCTCGTTCTCGGAGGGGATGCGGTCGGTCATGCGGCCACCTCGTCGAACTTGGTCGACTCGTTGCCCCATGTGTCCCAGCCCTCACGAGACTGGCGGGAGAAGAGTTCCAGGCGGCGGACATTGGGTACAAGCGACTCGGCGGCGGCAAACGCCTCATCCGGTTTGCGGGAATGCTCACGGGCCTCGGCCATGATGACTGAACGCACGTTCTTCGCGGTTTCGGGGTTGCCATTGGTGGCGATCAGGAACGGCTCATTGGCGCTGCGCAGGCGGTAGCCAGTGCCGAAAGCCAGCTTCCCGTTCTTGGTGGTCTTTACCCATGTGCCAGCGGTCACATACCGGAACCCCCAAGCGTTGATCACGTCAATCGCTTGGGGTAGCATCGGGTTTGTTGCCCAGAGCCAGAGGACGCAATCGCCAGCGGCAAGCTCCCCGACCGGCATCGCCTTGATGGCCCCAAGGTCCATGCAGTCATACTTGGCTTGAGCCGCCTTTTCGTGCCCTTTGCTTGAGTAAGTCTCGAACTGCCACGGCGGGTCCGCCATGATCAGCCCGTAAGCAAACATGGGCAGCGACTCGAACATTGCCTGCGGTGTCTCTGTCCCCCGGTTCATGTCAGTGGCCTGCCGTCTCGAGGGGCGGACACTTGACGGTGAGGTCTTTCAGGGCCTTCAGGGCTTGGGAGGTGTCGAGCTTGCGGAGAGGGCGGAAGCGAAGGCTGCTAAATTGATCGAATCTAGGGGAAGAAGGATGCCTAACCTCCACCAGACGAACCGCAGCAACGCCATCATTGTTCGGATAAGCGCCATTGTTGCCTGTAAGAACCTTAGAGATTGTATATACTCTTCCGGCCACTAGTGGGCACGGAATGCCAGCACCCAGCAGCCAGCCGCCCCGCCATTTGTCATCCACGCACACGACGCGCTCCCCCACCTCAAACATGCGCCCCTCCCATGAACCGCAGGACGGCCCAGCAAAGGGCGCAAATTCCGATCCAGAGCGCCGCTGACAGAACAACGATCATGATCGAGCTGCGCAGCTGTTCAGAGGGGAAGGTGAAGCGGAGGAGGCCGATCAGCATGGCGCTCTCCCCATAAGGGAAAACCCGTATTGACGGGCGGAATTGAGAGTGCGTGTCAGTCCGCGATTATTTCGCGTACCGGGGGAATGTTTCACTTGTGTGACGGGTAATCCTGCGCAAGGATTGAGTCCCGCATCGGGGGATGCACGCAATAATCGGGAGGATTTATGCCGAAACTGCCGGAATATCTGGCTGAGTGCCCGGAGTATTCGTATAATGAAAACACGGGAATGTTTGATGCCATCGTGTACCGGACGCGACGAGATGGCGTCCGTGAGATTGTGACCCGATACTCGATCACGCCGAATGTTTTCATCGACAGTATGAACCAGCGGCAAAAGGCCATCGACCACTTCCATAGGGTGACGAACCGGATCGCCGATATAGTCCCGATAAAGAAGGCTGGGAGCTAGGGTCACGCTGCCTCTCCCAGTCCTAGGACGACGGCTGCCTTGACCTTCTTTTCAGTCGCCTGCTCAATGCGCTTCGCAATAGCGGGAGAGGGCACTGAGCCGTTCATGATATCGTGCAGATACCCTTTCGAGGTGCCCACTTTTTCGGCAAGCGCGGAAAGCGCCCCACGCCCTTCTTGTGCTATGTATTGCTTGAGTGTCATGATGGGCATGTTCGCATATAGCGAACCTGTTCGTCAATAGCGAAATTCGCTATTAGCGTGACGACTTTGGTGTGGGAGTGAGAGATTATGCCGTATGCCTAAAGCAAGCGGACAATTTCTCTATGAGTGGCGCAGACACTCAGGACTCACGCAAGAACGTGTTGCCGAGGAAATTGACAAGACCAAGGGATATATATCTGAACTGGAACGGGGCGTTAAGCGCTACAACCAGGATATCCTTGAGGCATTGGCGAAACTCTATAAATGCACGCCCGCCGACCTGCTGTCTGTGAACCCGGAGCAGGATGATGACCGTGGAGCGGCAGAGGTCATCGGCATCTACAAGCGCATTCCCAGCACTGCCGAGCGTGACGCTTGGATAGGCATGGGCCGAGCGATCACAAAAGATCAGGCATAAAAAAGTTCGTCATTAGCGAATTTTCTGCTGGACACTGAGTTCGCTATATGCGAACCTCTTCCTCATCGAACAGAGGAAGACAGCCATGCCGAACCACGCCCACGACACCCTTATGGCTCAGGCTCGGAGAGAGCCAAGCCAGCAAGAGCGGTTCAACGAGATCGCAGACGGTGAGCTTCGGATGGTCCTTGATGGGCTGTTCAGAAGCTACTCGAAGCGCGGGAAGCTTCATCGCCTCGCCCAGCATGTTGAACTCATGTTCGACGAGGATCTGGTCAGCGTCCCGATGGATGATCCGAAGTGCCAACTCACAACGGACGCCCGCGAAATCCAGAAACTCTACAAGCAGATCTTGGCGTACGCCGATCAATATTACAAGCTGAAAGGGGCCGCGGCATGAGCAAGTTCATCATTCACACTGAGAATGTCTGCCCGCCCATCCCGATCCGTAGCCTCGATTGGCAGGCTACGTTGGACGATTACGAGCCGGGCTGCCCAATTGGTACGGGCGCCTCCGAGAGAGCCGCAATCATAGATCTGATTGAGCAGATCGATTGCGAGGAACACTATCGGAAAGGGGAAGCGGCATGAGTCCGGAGCAACGAATTGAAGAACTTGAACAGGCGCTGTCCGAGATCGCGGAATTTGCGCACGACAACAGCGCGGGTCCGGCCTTTCCCGACGAGTTCTGGTCCATTCGTGACATGGCCTACGCCGCCCTCGAAACGCAAGACGAGCGGCGCGCGCGTGTCACACGGGAAATCTCTCTGGAAGTGGGGATCAATCAATGACCTTCCCCATCTCCCGCCACATATCCCGCCACCCCATGCTCTGCAAACTCCAGACACGGGCCATAGAGGGCGCCTTTGCCGCTGAGCGCCTTGAGGGCGTCAAGCAGGCCCACTTCGCAGAGTTGGCTGACTACCAGGAGATCGAACGGATCTATTGGGAAGCTGGCCCGAACCTGAGAGCCGCTATCCACGAACACTGGGTGATGGCCAAAGCAATCGCAAGCAAGCGGTTCAGCGACTACGACGCCGCCCGCCAATGTGAGTGGGCCGCAATTGAGATCGAGAGGAAAGCGGCATGAATAGATCCGATGCTTTCTGGGCAAGCGGAACATTCGGCTTCCTCTATGCCACCCTCTTGGATGAGGCCGGGGCAAGCCTTTGGAAGCAGCTCATTCTGGGCGCCGTACTGTGGTGGTCCGTTTACACTCTACTTTATCCACGGAAGGACACCCCCAATGACTAACCCAGAGAAGACAGACCTCGTGGAAAGACTGAGGGAATTGCTGGCTGAGTCCGAGCGGAATGGCTTCCACAAGGAGAACATTCGATGGGAAGCAGTCACCGCCCTCCCCGCCCTACTGGAGGCAGTGGAGGCGCTGGAGATGTTTGCGAAGCTCAAGCCAGAATTTGCTGAGGACGATGGGGGCGTAGGGATCGTCTTGGCATTCAGGGACGAAGAGGGCGCGACATTTGGCGCCCCACTCTCAATGATCCGCAAGGCTCAAGCCGCCCTCGCTACCCTGAAAGGAGAAGGATGATGGCCACCTCATTCTCCGAATACGAACACCTGAAAGCCCTGTGCCACAGCGACCCTGACTATTGCGCCGCACGGGAACGGTTCAGGGCTTCCGAGACAGGCTCTCGGGAAGAAGCAATCGCAAGCAACGACATGTGCAAGGCGGCCTCCAGGATTCATTTTCCTGACCTGTCTGCCCGTGTCCGGGAGAAAGTGAAAGGACTGAACGATGGCTGATGGTACCCTGTCTCTTGAAGACGCATTCCTGATCGAACGCGCCGAGTCCCATGCCCGCATTCTCGGCCTCGAAGGTTCGGATGCGGACCGGTTCAAACGCGCCCTGCGATCCTATCATGCCGGGCGGATCAACACAAAGCAACTCATGGCAGCTATGGAGAAGACCGATGGCGATTGCTGAAGAACTGCGCAAGCCGTTCCACTCCGACCAGATCCATTGGCGGGTTGGGTCGACCACCAAGGACAAGCAGAAGGGCATGGCCCTCGCTTACATCGATGCCCGCGACGTGATGGATCGTCTGGACACAGTTTGCGGGCCGTCAGGCTGGCAGTCTCGCTACCGGGATGCCGGCAATGGCAAGACCTATTGCGAGATCGGAATCAAATTTGATGACGAATGGGTCTGGAAAGGTGATGGAGCTGGCGACACAGGCTTTGAGGGCGACAAGGGGGCCTTCTCCGATGCCTTCAAGCGCGCGGGTGTGCGCTGGGGTATTGGCCGCTATCTCTATGGCCTCGGCAATACCTGGGTTGCGCTGAAGGATGGAAAGTACATCCAGAACGGCGAATATGCCAAACTGAACAAGGCGCACAATGACCATGCAAAGGGGAACATGGGCGGAGAGTCCGCCTTCCCCGGTCAGTCCATGACGAATGTTCAGTTGCGGGCAGAAGTCGAGACCATCGAAAAGGAAATCGATGAAATCGACGGCATGATCGACTGGTCCGAATGGGGTGCCAGCAACAAGGATCGGATCGAACGTTTGCCCGCTGAGTGCATTGCTCAAATCCGCACCAAGTTCAAGCAGAAGGGCGAGGATTTGAAAGCCAGCGTGGCCAATGCTGAAATGGATGACGAGTTCGCAGCAACGGTGGCGGCTCAATAATGGCCACCACGATCTACCTCACCCGCACCCTTGGAGGCCAGCTGAAGCCTGCTGACGCAGAGTCGCAAGAGGCCCTCTACGAGATGCCTTTCGACCGCGCCATCAAGGCTGTGCTCAGTCTGCCCCGCAACTACAGGCGGCTCAAATGGTGGTGGAAGCTTTGCGAGATCATCTCCGAGAATGGAGAGCACTGGCCATCGAAAGATGCCGCGAGCGACATGCTCAAACTCAAGTGCGGCCTGTTTCGGATTGTCGTCGTGCCGGGCAAGGAGCCGGGCGAGTGGGTGCAGGCTTACCAGGCTGGCTCCATCGCCTTCGGGTCAATGGATGAGCCGGACTTCAAGGCGCTCTGCAACAAGGCCGTACAGATCGCAAGCGAAGTGCTTGCCTGCCAGAGCGATGATCTCTGGGAAGCCCTGAATGAATTTTTTACCGAACGCCAACCCGAGAGCGCGGCGTAACCCTTAACACGAAGGATGAAGTGGGATGAAACCGGAAAAGCAAAATCTCATAGAGGAGCTGGACAAGCTGCCTTTTGGCGTGCGCGCTGACGGCAAGGAGGTCCCAGAACACGAGCACTTTTTTGACTGCAGTCGCTGTGGCCGGAAAGTCGATATGCGCGACTTGGGCGACGTCTTTTACCACGAGGATTGCCCAACAAAGGACCCGACCAATGAGCGTTGATAAAGTAGACTGGGAGCGCGTCTCCGCACTCTTCCATACGTGGAACATCAACACCGAGCATTGGGCCGTCGGTGCAGCTGATGAGCTTATGAAGATGATCCCCGCCATAGAGTTAGAGCGGGAGGCTTTGGTGGCGGAGAATGAGCGGCTTCTGGACGGCATCAACGCGATTTGCGCCTGTCTGTACCGTGCAGAGGGGCTGGCTCCAAAGGATATGGCTGATCTGCGCATTGAGATCAAGGAAGCCATCCACCGCGCTAGAAGAGCCTACAAGTTCGGGGCAGCCCTCAAGGAGCAAAGCCATGACGGATAGGGTGGAAGAGATCGAAGGGCGTCATGAGGCAGATAGCGTGCTCCATGACGCCGGACTGAACATAGACCAACGCGGCGCACATAAAGATCGCGCCTTCCTCCTGTCCACCATCCGCGCCCTACAGGCAGAGGTGGGGGAGCTGAGGGGCCGATTGGACGCAACAAAATGCACCAACAATTCACCCGGCAGGCTCACCGGTTTTCGCCAAGTCGAACACCCTTGCGAGGACTGCATTGATGATTGGTGTCAAATGAACTGCGGGCCCGCAACCCCAAGTCTGGAGAAAGACAATGATTAGCACCCTTACAACTTGGATGCCGTGGCTCCTGTCAGCCATCACGATCTACATGACCGTGCTCGCTGGCAACAAGACGAAGTGGGCGTGGGCTGTAGGTCTGGTCAATCAAGCGCTTTGGCTCGTGTGGATATTGGCCTCCCAGAATTGGGGCCTTCTTCCCATGAATGCCGCCCTTTGGATTGTTTATACGCGGAACCACCTAAAGTGGACCAAGGCCCAGTCTCATGACCTATAGTGCCCTCATAGAGAGATTAGAGAAAGAAGGCGGGTCAAGGGAGCTGGATGCTGCAATCTGGTACGCCGTTGTCGAAAAGCCTCGGCCTGGGGACAAGATCGACAAGGACATGGCCCGCAATCGGTGGCCTCATTATACCACATTATTTGACGATATTGTAGATCTGATTACGCGGAAGCTGAACGACCCCGGACTATCGCTGGAGCGAATTGTCCAGTGGGACGGCTGGACTGCCACCATCAATGTGATCGACGCGAGAGCCGTCACGGGGAAGGCCAAGGCCCCAGCAGCCGCCCTCTCCGCGGCTTTTCTCCGGGCTCTGGAGGACGGGAAGTGAGCAGACAGACAACCATTACTGCGGATCAGCTTGCCTTGATCGCTGAAGCCCTCAGCGCGTGGCAGGCTACATGGCTGGCGAGAAACCCAGACCTGTCGCACATGAACGAAGAGGAGTTCTTCCGGGCACGCAGGCAAGCGTATGAGAAGGGCTTACCCGCGCTAGATCTTCTCACCGAGTTGCATTCTCTATGCTTCAGGATTTCGGAGGACGGGAAGTGAGCAGGCCGCTGACCCGTGACGAGTTCGAGACCCAGGTTGGGTTTCCATGGCGGTCCCTGCGGCCTGTCGTGCTTCGTCATGGGTTGGGGATGCGGCTTAACAATCGGTGGAGATTTTCCCCTGATGATGTCAAAGCGGCGCAAGCGATACTGAGGAATGAACCATGCCACTCTATCTCGATAGACGGCCCAACGGAATCTACCGGATCCGGGGAACTCACCACGGGGTCACCGTTGACAAGAGCGCTAGAACTCGCTCGGCAGAGCAAGCAGAGGCGATCCGGGAGAAGTGGGAAAGAGAGATCTTCGACCGCCACGTCCTCGGCAAAAGGCCCGCGCCGACCTTTGCAGAACTTGCAGAAGATTACATGAGGGCGGGCCGGGATATGGGACCGAAGGCGGAGGAAATCCTTCTGGCCATCGGCATGAAGCGCTCCGACGAGGTGACGCCAGCCGATTGCGACCGCCTCGCTGTGGCGATCTATCCTGATGCCAAGCCGTCCACGATCAATCGAAATATCATTGCGCCCATCTCGGCCCTGATGAATTGGGCCGCTGCGGATGACCGCGCCCCAATGCGCAAATGGCCCCGGCGCCGTGAGCGGCAGAGCAAGACGGACTGGCGCAGGCCATCAGAGATCGAAGCGATACTTGCCGAACTGAACAGCCCGCAGGCTCGCGGCTTGATGGCAGCTTATGTGGGGTGCGGTTTGCGCGCCTCAGAGGGCGTGTTCCTTGATGGCCGCGACATTGCGCCAGACCTGTCCCAGATTACCGTGCAGGGCACGGCGTGGGACGATGACAAGGGAGCGGAGGAAAAGGGCTATGAGGGCACCAAGGGCTTCTACAGCCGCACTGTCAGCATCCCGCCACGGGCGCGGGAGTTCATCGCGCCAGTCGTGAGCCTGTCGCCCGGACGCGCTCTGGTCAATTCCAGGGGCTACCCGTGGGCCGACCGTCACGCCCTGCGGAACTCGCTAGCGCGGGCCTGCCAGCGCCTCGGCGTTCCCGTCCTGACCCCGCACACCCTGCGCCACACATGGGCCACTTGGCACTATGCCGTTCACAAGGATCCAATGACGCTGATGGTGGAAGGCGGCTGGACGAAAATGGACCTCGTGCAGCGTTACGCGCACCTTTCTGACCCGTCCCTGAAAGGGGAGGTTTTGGAGGCCAGATGGGCAATTGACGGGCAGTCTACCCCGGACAACTCTAGAAAATGGAATGGAAACAATGAACAGGCAGCATAAGGACGCATCATTGGTAATGATGAGGCCGGGAGTTCAATTCTCCCTCGCGGCACCAGGAATCCCTCCTTTTAATTTAAATTACCTAGGCCAGCGTCTTGCGCAGGGCTGTGGCCCAGCCCTGGCGGAGCCGGGCGGAGGCGGTCTTTTCCATCTTGGGCTCGAAGCGTGTGCCCGGCACGGTGCGACGCGCCCAGTCATCGGCGGCCAGCCAGCCGAGCTGCATCGCCGCCAGCGCGGCTGCGCCGAGCGCCGTCATTTCGCGATAATCTGGCCGCAGGATCGGACGTTCGCAAATGTCGGCGATGAATTGCATCAGCCAGTCATTTGCCACCATGCCGCCATCGACGCGCAATTCCTTGATGGCAACACCGTCTGCCTCAAATGCATCAAGCAGGTCACGTGTCTGGTAGGCTACAGATTCCAGCCCGGCCCGAACGAGATGTTCGGCCTTGGTGGCACGAGTGATGCCCGTGATCGTACCGCGCGCATCGGCGGCCCAATGCGGCGCGCCGAGCCCGGTGAAAGCCGGCACGATATAGACCCCCCCATTGCCCTTGAGGCCAGCCGCCACTTCAGCGCTTTCCGCCGCATCCTCGATCAGCCGCAGGTCATCGCGCAGCCATTGCACGATCGTGCCCGCATTGAAGATGGAGCCTTCCAGCGCCATCGCGCCCCTGCCCGCGGCCTCATACCCGACCGTGCCGAGCAAGCGATTGGCCGAGTCCGGACGGTCACTGCCGCAATTGGCGACGAGGAACGCCCCGGTGCCATAAGTGATCTTGGCCGTGCCGGGCTCCAGACAGGCCTGGCCCACAAGCGCCGATTGCTGGTCGCCCGCCGCGGACAGGATCGGCAGCGTCTTGCCGAAGAGGCTTTCCTCGCTGGTCCCGAAATCATCCGCATTCTGCCGAATGTCTGGCAGCATGCTTTTCGGCACGCCCAGCAGGGCGCACATCTTGTCGCTCCACCCGCCATCCTCTCCAAGGCCCAACCGATAGAGCAAGGTCCGCGAGGCATTGGTCACATCGGTGACGTGTGAGGCCCCGCCCGTCAGCTTCCAGATCAGGAAGCTCTCGATGGTGCCGAAGGCCAGTTCGCCAGCCTCTGCCCGCGCCTTTGCGCCCTCCACATTCTCCAGGACCCAGCCAATCTTGGTGCCGGAGAAATAGGGATCGATCAGCAGGCCGGTTTCGCCCTGAACCGACGCCTCATGCCCCGCCTTCCTCAGACGCTCACAGGTTTCGGCCGTGCGCCGGTCCTGCCAGATGATGGCCGGGGCAATCGGCTTGCCGGTCGCCCTGTCCCAGACCAGCGTCGTCTCGCGCTGATTGGTGATGCCGATTCCGGCGATCTGGTCCACGCCGCCCGCCTGCTCAATGGCGGCGCGGCAGACCTCGACCGTCTTGTCCCAGATCTCCTCGCCATCCTGCTCGACCCAGCCATCATTCGGATAGGCCAGCGGCACTTCTTTCTGCGCCAGCGCCACCTGGTTCAGCTCGCGGTCGAACACGATCGCCCGCGTGGATGTGGTGCCCTCATCAATGACGAGAATATAGTCGCCCATGTCGCCTGCCCTTCAATGTTTCGGGCAGGATGGACCGGCGCGAGGCGGAACGTCAACGCGCCGTGCGCTGCGCCCCGCGATCCCCGAACCACCAGAGCGTCGCCGCCGTCGCAGCGAATGTGGCCGTTTCCACGATCTTGACCTGTTCGGCCTCCGGCGACGCCACGAACACCAGCCAGGTGATGAGCCAGAGCAACAGGGTCAGCACGGGCCGGGTCAGCGCCCGTACCGCATTGACCCAGGCATAACTGGCCCCAATTGCGGCTTCGGCCTGCAGCGAGGCGGTGAGCCCCGCCCAGCTGCCGCGTGTCTTGGCGAGCCGCTCCGCCGCGTCGCTCTCTTCGCGCTGGGCCTGTCTCTGCAAACCGATCAGTTCTGCCTCATGCTGCCAGCGCGCGCGTTCATGCGCCTGTGACTGACGCTGCTCGAAATAGCCCGCCGCCCGGCCGATCACCGTGCCGAGCAGGCCGAAGACGCCGCCCCCAGCTGCGCTCGCCGCCAATCCGACTATGTCCGCCAT